GCGGAGATGGAGTTAAACCGCAGGAAGAATGCATGGGAAAAGCTCCATGCTGGGTGGACTTCGTTCACCGAGTAATGCAGGCCCACAAGCACTACAAGTTTCGCGTGAGAACAGTTTGGCACCCTGATCCGTTGCACGACTTGATCCACACGGATAACGGGAATATTGCAGTGAAAAAAGGTGCGGTACGGGTTCAACTGAACACCGCACAATTTGTAGACCTGTAATAGTGCAGGTTATTTGGCATCCGTCGAGAGACGCTGCCGGGAGTAGTAAATGACAGACACCCTGCAAGCAGGATCTGAAGCGCTAACTACGGACAGCGCAGTAGATGTTTTCAAAGCTCTACTAGATAGTCCAGTGGAAGAAACCCAAGTCGAAGCGGAACCTGAAAAGGAAGAAGCAGAGGCACCGGAAGTAGAGGCAGAGGACTCGCAAGAGGAACCTGCTGAAGCTGATGAGGCAGACGATTCACCGATCACCATTGAAGTTGATGGCAAGAAAGTTGAATTGACCAAAGCCGAGTTGGCTGATTACTACAAGAACGGTCTTCGTCAGAAGGATTACACCCAGAAGACGATGGAGGTTTCTGAGCAGCGCAAAGCAGCAGAAGCGGAGACGCAGAAGGCTTTGCAAGAACGTGCAGCCTATGCCCAAAATCTTCAGAAGATGGCGGCGCAGTTGGAAGGCGCGTTAGAAGAGCAGTCGAGGATTGATTGGGACGCTCTTTTGCAGTCTGACCCTGTTGAATACCTGAAGCAGCAAAGCATCGCCCAAAAGCGACAAGCAGCACTGAACCAGAACTTTCAGCAACAAAGGCAGCTGCAAGAGATCGCCCAGGCCGAACAGCAGAAGGCGTTTATCCAGACACTTCAAGACCAGCAAGAGCAACTTCTTGCCAAGGTTCCTGAGTGGAAGGATGCGAAAAAAGCGAGTGCGGACAAGGCTGCAATCCGTGATTACCTGTTAGATCAGGGTTACGACAAGACAGCAATTGAATCTGTTGCAGATGCGAAAGCCATCGTGCTTGCGCGTAAGGCAATGATGTATGACCAGATGATCGCCAAGGCTTCGGCAGCGGCTAAGAAGGTTTCTACATTGCCTACCAAGGTTGAGCGCCCCGGTAACGGACGCACAGCCGTTGATCAGCGTAGTTCTGCATTCCAGCGACTAAGTAAGTCGGGGAAAGTGGAAGACGCAGCAGCGGTATTTAGGTCAATACTTTAATTTTTTACTTAACGTCGAGAGACGCTGGAGAACAACATGGCAGCACCAAGCGGCACCTTCCTGACCACGAGCGCTATTGGCAATCGTGAAGACCTGACCGATGTGATTTATCGCATCTCCCCCACACAAACTCCCGTGTTGAACATGGCTGCTAAGGCCAAGGCATCCAACACTTTGCATGAGTGGCAAACCCAAGACCTCGCATCTGCTGCGAACAACGCACAGGCTGAAGGCGATACCCTGACCGCCAAGACCGTCACCGCATCCGTGCGTCTGACCAACCGCACTCAAATCTCTGCCAAGGCAGTGGCTGTATCCGGTACTCAACGCGCAATGAACCCCGCAGGCCGCAGCGATGAACTGGCTTACCAGTTGTCTCTGGCTTCGCTGGAAATCAAGCGCGACATCGAAGTGGGCCTGACCCAGAATGATGTGCTGGCTACTTCTCCCCGTCAGTCTCGCGGTTTGCGCGGCTGGGTGGTTGATAACGTGTCCAACAACGGCGGCACTCTGGCTTCTTACACCTCTAACACTGGCTACACAGGCGGCACACAACGCGCCTTCACTGAAGCCCAGCTGAAGACCGTTCTGCAAGCCGTGTACACCGCTGGTGGCGAGCCTGACACCATCATGCTGCCTCCCACTGCCAAACAAACCTTCTCTGGTTTCACTGGCAATGCAACCCGCTTTGACAAGTCGGAAGACGCAAAGCTGTACGCATCGGTGGACTTCTATGTAAGCGACTTCGGCACTCTGCAAGCTGTGCCTAACCGCTTCATGGCAACCCGCGAAGCCTTCATCCTGCAATCCGACAAGCTGGCCGTGGCCTATCTGCGCCCCTTCCAGACCGTGGAACTGGCTAAGACTGGTGACGCTGATTTGCGCGAGATTCTGGTGGAATGGACTCTTGAGTGCCGCGCTCCCAAGGCCCATGGCGCTGTCTATGACCTGCTCTAAATGAGTAACTAGGGCTGGCCCACAAGGCTGGCCCTTCTTTAAACTTTAAGGAGCAAAACATGTCAGTTCAACTGAAACAAAACGCCGATATGTCGGCTGGTCTGCAAGGCACGGATCTGGATGACGGTGGTTTCCTGACCATCAACATGCCTTATTCGGCCATCACCAACACAACCGGCGCATTTCTGGTTGTGTCTAGCCAAATCCTCAATCGTCGGATGGTTGTGAAAGCAATCTCTGGTGTTGTGGATACAGCCGCTTCCAACGCTGTGACAGCGACGGTATATAAGGCTCCCTCTGCTACGGCTCTGGGTTCTGGTACTGCTCTGCACACAGGTACTTTCAACCTGCAAGGCACTGCTGCTACCAATCAGGCTCTTACCTTGTCTGGCACCGCTGTTGATGTGGCTGCTGGCAACCGTATCGGCTTCGTCATCTCTGGTGCGCCTGGTGCGGCTGGCGTTGGCGTTATCACAGTGACTTTGGCTCCGGCCTAATCACCAATCGGGGTGCAAAGCCCCGTTCTTTTTTCTCTCACCGCTGCGAAGCGTCGGAGTACATAAATGGCTCAAATCTTCAATGCTGGCTTTGTCACAGTCACAAACACCGGCATCCAGTTGGCAAGTGGCGCAGCATCCGCAAGCGGCACCATCCCTAACGATTCTTCCGGCAACAAGCCAAACTACATCCGAGTAGCTGCAACGGCTCCAGCTTGTGTGCGTTTAGGCAAAACATCTGCAACGGCGGTCAACACTGATTTGCAGATTCAGCCGGGTGACGCGGTGATCATGCAAGTGCCTAAAGGTTACGACACCATCGCCTGCATTCAAGTCTCTGCTGCTGGAATTGTGCAGGTTTCTCCGTTGGAGAACAGCTAAATGCAGACTACCAAGATTGACCGCGCAAATGGTGTCAGCACCATCGTTCATTTGGATGGCGATGGCAACTTGGTGACCGGCACAGTGCAGGATTGCACTCCCATCATCGAGCAGAACAAGATCCTGCGCCGTGAAGGCATGGTGGGAACGTCTGAGATGCGCCACGCTGGACGCGCTCCGATGGTTCTTGTGGAGAAATTCTGCAATGAACGCGGGATTACGTTCCAAGAGTTCAGCAACGGCGAACACCACAAGATTGCATTCCTGAATAGTCCTGAATTCGCAGCGTGCCGGATTTGGGAAGGGAAGGTGTAAATGGCCCTCGCCAACTATTCGGACTTGCAGGCGTCTGTAGCCGGATGGCTGCACCGCTCAGACCTCACCGCAATCATTCCCGATCTCATCACCATCGCTGAGATGCGGATGAACTCGGACATTGTTGCGCGTGACATGGAGATCACCACCACGCTGACAACGGTTGCAGGCACTAAGACGGTAGTGATGCCCACAGATGTGACGGAAACCCGCAGGCTCACGATCACCAGCACTGACCCTAAACGTGTGCTGGACTACATTTCTCCCGAAAAGTTGGTGCTGAAGTACCCGTATTCCACCACTGCAATGCCAGAGGTGTTCACGGTTATCGGTGGGAATTTTGAGCTAGGCCCAACACCTGATTCTGCTTACACGCTGGAATATGTCTACCGTCAGCGCATCCCCTCGTTGGCTGCAAACAGTACGAATTGGCTGATGACTAAGTGGCCGCATGTGTACCTCTACGCTACTTTGTGCGCAGCTGCTCCGTATCTCGGACAAGATCAACGTGTGCAAGTGTGGGAGCAGCAGTACCAGAACGCCGTACAAGACGTTAATTCTGTGGATTGGTACTCTGGCAGCACCATGGCTGTACGGGCGGTCTAATGGACAAGCTCCTAGGCTTCACACCAGACCAAGACCCGGTTACTCCCGGTGTCATCACGGCCTGTACCAACTTCATTCCCTATGAAACTGGAATGAAGGGTGCGCCGTCTGCTTCTACTCCTGCGTCTACTCCTGCTCTTGCCTCTGCATGTCAAGGTGCTGTGGTTGTCACGCGATTGGACGACACGCGCCGGATATTGGCAGGCACTCAGACGAAGCTCTATGAACTGATTGCAGGCTCATGGTCGGATTTGTCTGGTGCGGTCTATGCTGGCGGTACGGATACGCGCTGGAGCTACTGCCAGTTTGGCAACTCGACTATTGCCTCTAACCTGGCTGACACCATCCAGCGCTCTACCTCTTCGGGTGGGGCGTTTGCTGCGATAGCCACGGCTCCCAAAGCCAAGATCATTTTCAGCGTGGGTGCGTTTGTGATGGCGCTCAACACGGTTGACGGGACTTACGGGACGACTCCAAATCGTTGGTGGTGCTGTGCGTCTTTTGACGAGACAAGCTGGACGCCTTCGGTGACTACTCTGGCGACTACGGGCCAGTTAGTCAGCTCTCCCGGTCAGATTACAGCCGGTGGGAAGCTCGGAGACTATGCGGTGGCCTACAAAGACAAGGCTATCCACATTGGGCAGTTTGTTGGCGCTCCTGCGGTGTGGGATTGGCAGCAAGTCCCCGGCGGTGATGCGGGATGTGTTGGGCAGGATGCTTGGTGTGACATTGGTGGCGCTCACTTCATCGTGGGGCAGGACAACATCTGGTTGTTCGATGGCTCTCGGCCTACTCCGATTGGGATCGGGCAGATGCGCCAATGGTTCTACGACAACTCCAACCCTCTGTATCGGTACAAAACACAGTGTGTGTTTGACCGACAAAACAACCGTGTGTTTGCTTGGTATTGCTCTAACGGTTCTGCGGTATTGGATCAGGCGATTGTCTACCATACCCTTACCAAGCAATGGGGAACGATTACTCAGTCTGTGGAATCGATCCTGAACTACATCAGCGCCGGGACAACGATAGATGGTTTGTCTTCCATCTCTTCCACCATTGACGGTCTGGCTTCTTACGCTTTTGACTCTCAGTTTTGGCTAGTAGGTGGGCGGGCTTTGTCGGTAGTGGATACGACGCATCAACTCCAATTGATGACGGGTGTTTCTAGTTCCAGCTCGTTCACTACGGGTGACGCGGGTGATGATGAAAACACGAGTCTGCTGTCCAAGATTCGGCTGCGGTTTGCTCCGGGTTATTACCCTGCGACGGCAACTTGCTCGACGTTTGTGAAGGCTACGGAAGGATCATCGTTGACTCCGGTTGCGACAAATATCGCAATCAATGACGGCAAGTTTGATGTGCTGCAAGACGGGAGGTTTCACCGTGCTACTTTTAACTTTACTGGTGATGTTCGCGTTCTGGCGATGGGGGCCGTGCTGACTCCGATGGGCAATGCTTAATGAAACTCAATGTCACTCCTCGCGTCAACGTAGACGCAGAAACTGCTCGTTGGTTCAAGGAGATAGCCCAACAGGTAAACGCCGTGTCTGAGGGCCGTCTAGCAGGGTTCTACACGGCTTCTAGCTCTGTCCCTACGACAGGGACATGGGCGCTAGGGGACTTTGTGTTGAACAAGGCTCCGAGCGAATTGGGAACGGCGGGTAGTAAGTACATCATCCATGGCTGGAGGTGTGTAGCTGGTGGAACGCCCGGAACTTGGGTGCAGTGCAGGTTTTTGACAGGTAACTAAACGCAGTGATGCGCTGGAGATAGATATGGCAGACACATACAACCTCGGTTTTGGTGGGATGAACCCTTACACACAAGGGGCGGTCAATTCCACCATGAACGACATGGCGCGGAACTACAACCTGATCAACCGTCCGCAGCAAGAAACGTCGATGATCAATTCGGGTTCTTTCGGCAACTCTGGTCTGCAACAGATGCGCCAGAACGATGATCAGAACCAGATGCAGGCGATGGGTAACGTTGCTGGAAACATGCAGAACAACGCTTATCTGGGCCAACAACAGTTTGGACTACAGGCTCAGAACCAACTGTATAACCAGCAGATGGGTAATCAGCAGTTTGGCTTGCAGGCTCAAAACCAAGACTTCAATCAGGG